GGGCTTCAGTAGGGAAACCATCTTCGCCGTCAGCACCAGGATCACCTTTGTCGCCTTTAGCGCCCTTCTCGCCCGGCGGACCTTGCTCGCCAGGATCGCCCTTATCTCCCTTGGGGCCTTCCGGGCCCTGTGGGCCAGGGGTCAGCTCAATAGTGTCCACATTGGTACGGACTTCCTCGATCGCATCATAAACAGCGTTATGATCCTCAACATGAGTTTCCGCGCCCACGACCGCCCTGGCAGGCAGATCTACATTCCATTCAGCCATCACAGGCTCCTTTCAAAATGATCAGGGAAATGATCATCCCGGCATCAAGCGTTTAGTAGCTTGAGAGATACCGGGCCGTTATTCCCCCGAACCACCAGTATCAGTCCCCAGGGCAAAGCCCATTTCTTCCACATGCTTCAGCACACCAGTGCCTCCGAAGTAGTGACGAACCGGTGTGCCCGTCGCATCATCCGGCAGGATCTTCAGCGTTATCGACGAGCCCACAGGGTTCTCACTGCCCCAGGTCTCCTCGCCGCCCTCAGACAGCTTCACTGACCCGTAACCGCGACCAAGCAGCCACTGATCAGAGGCAGGCCCATCAGCACCCACAATGATCAGCCCGTACTCTTCATTCACTGGCATGTCGGGTTCATCGAACTGAAACGCCCCAGTGGTGGGATCAACAGTCACATCATCAAGGTTCACACCGTATTTGAGTTCCAGCATGTGCTTACGGCCAGTTTCCAGTGGGGTGAATGTCACGGAGCGAGCAACCCGAACCACGTCTTCACGAACCTCGGAAGCATACCCCAGCGCATCAACAGTTTCGTTCTCAACCTCACGCCCGAATTCGTACCCATCTGGGGTCACCATACCGACCGGTTTACCGCCCAGAGCCTTAATGTCAATGAGCTCACCACCGTCATACAATGATTCAGGCAATGGGACATCATCCGGCAGCAGGAACGCAACCGCACGCTGCACCTTACGAATGAGCTTGCGCTCATCCGCCTCAAGTTGAAGTTCTTTAAAAGTAGCCACTTTTTACCCCTTTCATGAGGGTCGATTTTGTGCACAAAAAAGACCCCAAGAAAGCAAGGGGTCTTGATGGGGAATTATTCAGTTATCTAGACAGCAGAAGGATTAGACAGGTCGGGTAGTCACCATCACACGGAATTGCACCTGATTGACCGTCTCAGAATAGTAGGACAGCTCGTGAGGTGGTTGATCAGGTTGGATCTCGTCCAAATACCCGGAGGGTGTCTCAATGTTGACCCCCACCAAGGACGCATGGATTGACTCAGCTACCCGAGCAGTAGGCGCGGAACCTTCCCCGTACACGGTGACCACAATCCGATCAGTACGATCCACGTAACCCTGGGTGCCAGGCTCCATCTCGACCACCGCTAACGGGTACGGGCCACCAGCAGAACCATAATCAGTGACCGGCATCTGATAGTGTGCGGTAACCTCATGCCCAGCATGAACAGCCCCCGAGATCAGGTCGAATACGGCAGAGCGCGCATCTGGGAAAACTAGTACATCACTCATTGACGCCTCCCCATGGCCCTAGCAGTACGTTTCAGGATCTCGTCCCGAGCGTCCCGCCAATCCCGCTCAGACTCATAAGCAATCGCCCCAACACGGGCCTCATTATTGCGACCAGAACGGACCGTATACGGGGCAGCACCATACTTGGAATATCCGACAGATTCAGCAGCACCGGCCAAGTCACGAGCAGCTTCGACCATTTTCTGAGACATCGCCCCAGAATTCCCAAGTGAACGGAATCCTGACTGCCACGGCTCATACCAACCACCACCGAACAATCTCCACCTGAAAGCCATCACACGCTCCTAATCGGCACGTGAACACCAAGAGGGTATTCCAACGGCCTGCCATCTACGGCCCATTCACCGGCCATTCTCTGGCCTTCTGGGATACGGATACGATCAGACGACCGGAAACTGAACTCAGGGTCCGGGTCGCGATAGAGTGCCATATCCGTTGAGGTGACCATGAACTGCTCACCCTCCGACGTGGCACGCGGACCAATCAAACAATCCGACACCGGAATCTCTTCCGTAGGTAGCGGATTCCCACGAGGATCACGACCACCACCACGCAGAACGATCACATCAGTCAGCCAATCGGCGGGAAACATCCGAACAATGCTCATCTGTCACCTTCATAGATCGGCTCACCTGCAATGTCAGCGCCGCATGAACAGTAGGTAGCACCAAACATCAGCGAACACCACGGACGATGCACATCAGGCGAGCGTGGCGATGTTAGCACCACACTGTATGCCTTCTGCTGCCCATCACCCAGCGCCTTCTTCTCATTTCTCGTGAGATAGAAATCGCCGTGCGGGTTCGCAGGCGACTGGTTGATATTGAACGGCCCAGCCGTCATCGTGGTCTGCATGGAACCAGTGGCCAGGGATGCTTCCATCGACCGACGAACCACAGCACACACGATCCTGCGACGAGTCCCAGGAGACGCATTCGCAGCAGCAGGCACCATGTCCAGAATGAACTGGGACGCATCCTCTAGCAGAGTAGCTGCATGGTCATCACTGCCAGCGGGCATGTCCGGCCAGCGGGCCTTCAGCTCTTCAACCGTTGCAAATGGAAACGGATCAACGTCAACCATGACCGGACCTCCCCACTTCGTTTTTCTGGTTCAACTTCCTCCCGGAATAACAGCCCGTTACCAAGCTGTTAGTAGCTTGGAAGGTAACGGGCTGTTATTCCCCCGAAGCTGCCTCGCCCGTCTCGATAACTGCGAAACGGTCAGCGAAAACATACCAGCCGTAGACAATCTCCAAACGCAGCGCGATCTGGTTACGACGCTTCAAGTCACCCTGACCATCAGGATCACCAAAGCGGATCAGCTCAACAGGAAGATCACGCTGAACACCCCAACGGATACCACCATTGAAGTCACCAATAATGCCACGAACACCAGTATCAGCAGCAGCTTCCGGCTGACCCGAAACAGTGTCACCCTGCGCGGTGTTAATGCCCAGGAATGAGTTGATACCAGTACCCAAGCCGAGGTTCGGGTAACGCTGGTTACCAGAAGGTGAGCCATCAGCGTTCTTTGTTTGCAGCGACGCCAGCTCCCAAGTCAATCGAGGATCAATAGCGAACCCATTCACTGAGACAGGGGATTGACGCTGAATCAGCAGACCAGCAGCCTCGCGAATAACCTGGTCGGCTTCACCTGAACCAAGCTCAACAGAGTTCGTAGTCGCAGTAACGTAGTTATCCCACCCGCTGATCACTTCACCATTGATCGGGTTGATCCGGTGATACACGCCCAAGTCCAGGGCACGAGCAAGAGCAACCTGACCAGCACCAGCCAGATCAGACAAGATCGACAACTGATGATCTTCGGACGCCCACTGGACTTCCTCGTTGAAGCGCAGTGTGACTTGCGCTTTCCGAGGCTGAGAAGTCACGGACGTGTAACCGCCAGTAGACGACGATTTCTCAGCGCCTTCTTCAACAAATTCCGCACGAGGGAAATCATTGAAGATGATGTAGTCAGTTTCACCAAACTTCTGTGGTTCGCGTCCAGACAGTTGCGCAACAGTTGACGTTGTGCGGGCCTCAGTGATCATGCCGTCCGCAATGTTGCGGGGCATCAGCACTTTCGCTTCATTAGTACCAAAAACAGCCATTTGTTTTTACCCTTTCAGGATAGAGAATTTATCCACCGAAAAGCCCCTTAACAGCTTTCCGCTCATCTGATTCTTCGACCTTGTGTGGTCGTTTCTCCTGGCCGGGAATTACAGGGCCAGTGGTTTTCATGAGCGACTTCAACACCTCAGCATGAGCCTCAAGCTCTTCCTTAGTGTCACCACGCAACGCATCAGCAGGCACACCGGTTTCGTCAGCGACGTCAGACACGAGCTTCTGTCGTTCCTCTTTCGCTTCGAACTCAGCGACCCGTTCAGCTAATGTTTGCTTCTCCGACTCAAGCTCCTGAGCCCGCTGGGCAGCAGTTTTCAATTCGTCGTAGTCAGCGTATTTTTCGCGCTCACGCTGCAACCGTTCCTGAACAATCCGATTCACATCCTCCTGCGAGAACGTAGCTTCAGCCTGCTCTTGGTTTGGTTGCTGTTCTCCCGCTTCTGCGGTGTTATTCCCAGTGTTTTCAGACAAAGCTGATCACACCCTTTCTCCGTAGCTCGTCAGCATTGATAAACCCCGAAAATAACGGTCGGGTACCGTTCACCAGCGGGAGTCCACTGGAAGCCTTGTTTGTTAGTCAGTGAGCTCTTTGCGGAACTCGTCAAGCCCATCTTTATTCGCGTCCATCCATTCCTTGACGCGACGGTTATGAGCTTCTTTCTGCTCAGCGTTCATCTTGGAGGTAGTCTTCGACGCCTCATAAGCCCGCACATCAACTTCTGGTGCACTCGGGTCCCATGACGGGGCAATCCTGCATCGACAGTTATCATGGGCCGCGAAATCAACGCCACGACGCTTATATACCGCGCCACGCTGGGATAGCATCACACAGAAATCACACCCACCAGCACGAGCGATACGGTGCCACCCAACAGAGTCACGGTCCTTATCGGTGTTCAGCATGATCGTGTCCCTGGAAGCGCCCAACACGTGCCGGCGCATCGAACCAGTCAACTTGGACAATGTCAACTCTGGCGTGTCAGTGAACAAGTCCTCAGCTGCCCATCGAACATTTCGCTCGATAGTAAGCGGATCAGGACCAGCAGCAGGGGCCGCGTAATACTGGCCACCAACCTGAGACCGGCGGACC